AAAAGGATTAAAAACTTTTCTTGCTAATGTAGAATTTGAAAAAGAAGATTTAGATAAAAAGATAAAAGAAGAAGACGCTAAGATTTCTGCTTTAGAAGAATTGTTTGGTGGTTTAAATAAACCAAAAACAGAAAAAGAAATAGAGATAGAAAATACTGAAGCAATTTCTGAAACATCTTTTAATAAAATATCGGAAGAAGATAAAAAAGAAAGAGAACAAGCTAGACTAAAAGCATTAGCTGTTTTATTTGAAAAAAATATAGTAAAAGAGAAAAAAGAAAAAGAAGAAGATAGACTAAAAAGATTAGAAGAAGAAAGAAAACAAAAATTATTAATTGATTCTGGTTTAGAAAAACCAAAAGTTACATTAGATAAAGAAGTAATTAAAGAGCAGAAGTTAGCAAGAAAAAAAGTTGAAGAAAAGTATGGACAAGCAGGTGCTTTAGCAGTTGAAGGTTTATTAAAAGCTTCTCATAAAGAAATTGAAGAAGATCCTGAAATTGTTGATAAAGTACTTTCTCATATTTCAGAAATGAAAGTTGCTAATGAGTTAGACAAAGACAAGATGAAGTCTTTGAGATCAATTGACACATTAGAAAAACTAACTAAAGAATTTTTAAACTTTAAAAATTTAACTTCTATTCAACTTTCTACTGTTGGTGGTGGATTAGATCCAAATAAAATATCAGCAAATTTAATGCCAACAACAGGAGGAACTTATGATTTAGGTTCTTCTGCAAGACCTTGGCGTAAGTTATATTTAACTAGTGGTTCATTAATTGTAGGTGAAAGTGAACTTACTGGTACAGAATTAGGATTATTAGATGGCATAACTGCAGGTACAGTTGCTGCTAGTAAAGCAGTGGTTGTTGACTCTAACAAAGATGTATCAGGATTTAGAAATGTAGTTATTGCTGGGGATTTAACAGTACAAGGTACAACTACTACTGTGGAATCTACAACGGTTAATATACAAAATGCGTTTGTGTTTGAAGGTGCAACAGATGACGCACATGAAACAACATTAACAACGATTGAACCTACTGCTGATAGAACAATTAAGTTGCCAAATGTTTCAGGAACTATACCTGTTTTAGCAGCCGAAAGTTCTACACAAATTACAGCAACACCTACTGAATTAAATTATGTAGATGGTGTCACAGGTAATATACAAACTGCTTTAGACGCAAAAGCAACAAAGGCATTTGCAATCGCACAAGCAGTCGCATTAGGATAAACTAAATAGTATTATAAGGAAAAATTATGGCTAAACCAAATACAAGATCAACATTAAAAGATTATTGCTTAAGAAATTTAGGTAAACCTGTAATTGATATAAATGTTGACGAAGATCAAATAGAAGATAGAATAGACGAAGCAGTACAATATTTTTGTCAATATCATACAGATGGTGTTGAAAGAATGTATTTAAAATACAAGGTAACTGCTGATGACAAAGTTAGATTAAGAAAAAATAAAGAATTTAATGTTATTGAAAAAGGCACATATGCTGATAACATAGAATTAGAATCTGGTACAAATACTGTATTAGAAGGTGATGGTGATTTAATAAAAGAAGATGGTACACCTTTACATACAGAAGACTCAACAATAGTGGAAACAACTTACGAAGAAACACAAAACTATTTGGTAATACCAGACGCTGTAATAAGTGTAATAAATATATTTCCTTTATCTGACAGAGCAAACTTAAATATGTTTGATGTTAGATATCAATTAAGATTAAATGATTTATATGATTTCTCATCTACAAGTATTGTACACTATGAAATGACAATGCGTCATTTAGATTTTTTAGATCACATACTAGTAGGAGAAAAACCAATTAGATTTAATGCATTATCAAATAGATTGTATATTGATATGGATTGGCAAGAAGATATAGACGCTGACGAATATTTAATTATAGAGTGTTATAGACAATTAGATCCTGCTCAACATACAAATATGTTTAATGATATATATTTAAAAAGATACACTACTGCTTTAATCAAAAAACAATGGGGACAAAACCTATCAAAATTTAATGGTACGGCAATGTTAGGTGGAGTGACACTTAACGGACCTGAACTATTTTCATCAGCAGTAAGTGAGGTTCAAAAACTAGAAGAAGAAATAAGATTAAATTACGAAGAACCTCCACATATGCAACAAGGATAAAAACTAAATGCCAACAAATGTTTATTTTGACACTGGCACAACTTCAGAACAAAGATTATACGAAGATTTAATTGTTGAACAACTGAAGATATATGGCCAAGATGTTTATTATTTGCCACGAAAATTGGCAAACAAAGATACTATATTTGGCGAGGACCCAGCTTCATCTTTTGATGACTCTTATATAATAGAAATGTATGTAAATAATACTGATGGATATATGGGCGAACAGGAGATAATTAAAAAATTTGGTTTAGAATTGAGAGATGATATTAAGTTTACCGTTTCAAAATTGAGATGGGAAAATTTAATTAAAAACAATAGTGATTTAGTTGCTGAAAGACCACAAGAAGGTGATCTAGTTTATTTCCCTACAACAAATGCATTTTTTGAAATACAATTTGTTGAACATGAGCAACCGTTCTATCAACAAAGTGCTTTACCTGTTTATAACTTATCTTGTACTAAATTTGAGTACGCTTCTGAAAGACTTGATACTGGTATTACAGCAATTGATAATGTTGAAGATTCATTATCTACTGATACTATGAACTTCCAATTTACACTAGAAGCAGAAACAGGATCAATTGTATTAGAAAGTGATATAGGTGAAACTAACTATATGATTAATGAAAGCTTTACAATGGCAACTCAACAACCTGTTGATACTGGAAAAGCATTTGAAGAAAAAGCAGGAACAACAACATCATCTACAGCAGATGATATATTAGATTTTAGCGAAAGAAATCCTTTCGGAGAGGTTGATGATTATTAATGTTTGGACAACACTTTTACCATAAACAGATAAGAAATGCTGTAATTGCATTTGGTACAATATTTAATAATATTAATATTAGGCGTACAGATTCTAGCGGGAATCCTTTACAAGTAATTAGAGTGCCTCTTTCATATGCACCAAAAGAAAAATTTATAGCAAGGTTAGATCAACAAGCAGATTTAACTGGAGACGATTCAAAAGTGGCGATTACTCTACCTCGTATGTCCTTTGATGTCACTGGTTATGCTTATGATCCTAGTCGTAAGTTAAATAAAAATCAAAGAATAAGTGTTGCTAAAAATACAAGTGGTGATGAAAAAACTTTAAACACACAATATATGCCTGTGCCTTATGATGTAAGTTTTGACTTAAATGTTTTTGTTGCTAATTCAGATGACGGTCTTCAAATTGTAGAACAAATACTTCCATACTTTCAACCTGACTATACGGTAACTATGATTATGGATAGAAGTTATATGGATACAAAAAGAGATATTCCTTTTATATTAGAAAGTGTTGATTACGAAGATAGTTATACAGGTGCATTGACAGATAGAAGACGAATTATATACACACTAAAATTTACAGCAAAAATATATTTGTATGGTCCAATAACTTCAAGTGCTATAATTAGAAATGCAGAAGCTGATATGTACACAAACACATCGGATCAAAATCCATCTAGGGTACAAAGGGTTACGGTTACACCTAATCCAACAAGTGCTGATAAAGATGACACTTACACATATACAACCACATTAGAATTTTTTAATGATGGTAAAAACTATGATGAGGAAACTGGCAACGATACATAACATAAGGTTTTAAAATGAGTAATATTGATGATAAACTAAATGAAGTACTAAACATCGCTGATGAAGTATTAGAAAAACAAGTAAAGGAAGAAAAGAATCCTTTAGAGATAGCAAACGAACCACCTAAACCAGTTGCACCAGAAAATGCTGAAGTTGATACAGACTTTGATACTGGTAGAAACGAACTCTACAAAATGTTAGAGAAAGGTAATACTGCAATAGATGGTATTTTAAATCTTGCAAAAGAAGGAGAACATCCTAGAGCATACGAAGTTGCAGGACAATTAATTAAAACACAAAGCGAAATAGCACAAAACTTATTAGACTTACAAGATAAACTTAAAAAGATTAAAGATGTAAAAGAATTAGGACCAAAAAATGTCACTAATGCTTTATTTGTAGGATCAACAACCGAACTACAAAAGATGATAAAGAAAAATAAAGATAAAAAATAATGACAAAATTAGATCAGTATTTAGGAAATCCTAATCTAAAAAAAGCACACACAAAATCACGATTTACACCTAAACAAGTAGATGAGGTGATGAAGTGTCTTGATAATCCTAAATACTTTATAGAAAATTACTTAAAGATTGTCACAATTGATAAAGGTCTTATACCTTTTCAAATGTATGACTTTCAGCGGAAGATGGTAGATACTTTTCACGACAATAGGTTTACAATTTGCAAATTGCCTAGACAAAGTGGAAAGTCAACTATCATTATATCCTACCTCTTACATTATGTTTTATTTAACGATAATGTGAATGTTGCAATACTAGCCAACAAATCTTCTACGGCAAGGGATTTATTAGGGCGATTGCAATTGGCTTACGAGCACTTGCCGAAATGGATGCAACAAGGCGTTCTTAATTGGAACAAAGGTTCCCTAGAATTAGAAAACGGAAGTAGAATCGTAGCGGCGAGTACATCTTCTAGTGCTGTTCGGGGAAGTACCTTTAATATTATTTTCCTAGACGAGTTCGCCTATGTACCCAATAACATTGCCGAAGAATTT